TCTTTTAAACCACTATGGCAAAAAGATATTGCATCAGAAGCAATCTTAATTCCTGTAGTTTCAAGACCACGTAAACCTTTCTGATTATACACATAGTATTCTGCTGACCTAGGTGCAGTCAGTGCTTCCATTGTGCGTGGATCTACGAATTGTCTATCTTTCTTTGCTTCAAATTCTATTACTTTACGGATCTTACGAGGGTCTATGTACCTTAATTCCGTAATACCACGACGAGGATTCTTAGTATCAATGACCTTGTGGTAGTATAATTTGCCATCTATATACCATCTGCGGAATATATCGTATGCTTTCTTATCAAAATCTAATAGTCTGAGTACGTTATGAAACTCATCCCGTATCTTTTTTCTGATGTTTGAACTAACGTCTAAGTTAGCAAGGTCTACATCAACAGGACTATCATCCCTGTCACCTGCAATCGCTTCATTGACAACATCATCCACTGCCCTATCACACTCTGGGTGAATGGACATCTCTCTATATCGTCTAATTAAATCTGATTCGTCTTTGTAACTACCATCTAGATCAATAGCGGTTCCAAAATAACCACCACCTGCTACTGGTGTTGCTGCATCATCAGATTCTTTACGCACAAAAGAAGGACCAGAGTTCTGACCCTTCTTCGCACGCTCAAGAGAATAACCAAAAAGTTGAGACATTTACTATTACTGTTCTTACATCTATATTTAGCAAGGTAAGAAACCGCCTTTTTAAGACTGGTTTCCGCTATCTACGTCTGTATCGTATGTCCAGTATTGTACTTGGAACTCTACAGTGTACTCTTCTGGAGTGTCATTTGTTCCCCAGTCAAGTTCGATAGCACTGATGTTACTTGGCCAAATACCTTCAAACCTATAAGTTCTAATGATGTTACCTTTACGGTCCATCTGACGAACTTTTGCTACAGACTGATAGTCTGCAATAGTATTTGAGTTCTGAAAGTTTTGCTGTAGTGCTTGGATATTAGAAGACCACGCCTCGAAGAATGCTCTGAACTTAAATGATTGATCATTAAGTACAGTCACTGTCCAAGGTTCAAAGGTTCTATCCCCTGCAATTTTAAGTTGTCTTCCTCTGTAAGGTACGTTAACAACTCCTACAACAGATGCAGGAATGTTTGCTGCCTTAACAAGGAATGTACCGAAAGCATTTGCTCCCGCTGCATTTAATTGGGATTCACCTGCTAATGTTTCTAGAACATTTGCTGCTGATCCTGTTACTCCACCAGGTTGAGGTACTACGCTTTGTTGTAGTACAGGAGGTGCAAAGACCTCTACCTGGAACAGATTAGGACGTGCAAAGTCCTTTACGTTATCTCGGAAGGTAAAAATAGGTGCCTTTATATTTGCTCCTTGTACCTGTCCTGGTTGTGCTTCTGCCATTTGTTTAGTCTCTTGATTAAGATGTTACTTCAGAGAAACTAGAACCAGTTCTAGTTGCAGTGAAGGTAAGTGTGATGAAGTTAATAGATCTAGTAGGTTTCACGAAGATCTCCGCGAAGAACTCTCCTCTATCTATTGCTTCAGATGGGTTATTGCTCGTATCGCACACGACCAAGAAATCAACGATTCCGCGACGAGATTGTATGGAACGCAAGAATGGTTCTACAATGTTCTTGAATGAAGAACGTGTAAACTCATCATTGAGTTCAAAGAGTTGTGTTTTTGCTGCATTGGCGATAGCATCTTCTAACACAAGGAACAGACGACGAACGTTAATTCTATCGAATGCTGATTGATATGAAAGTGCAGTCTTATCACCAAATAACACTATGCCTTGTCCAGGGAATGAAACCACTGGGTTAACACGTGCAGCATAGAGTTTATCTCTATGATCCTTAAGAGGTGAGTATGCAAGTTTGATTGCGTTACGTAACTGTCCTCTATTAAATCCTGCGGGTGAGAACCACGCTTCTGAATTTAATGTTGCACCTAGTACTAGACCTGCAACGTCAGCGTTACAAGGAATGTAGCGGTACTTATCATTGTACTTATCGTAGATATACTTGTAGTTGTTATCAAATACAGCATATGATGTTGAACTTAACTTACCGTACATATCGATAGTCTTGTTAACAATCACGTTTGTATCTGATTGTCCAATTACATCTCCGCGTGATGGGGAGACGAAAGCGATACAATCTTTACGAGTTGCAGCAATGTCAATGATCTTCTGTGCTTTAGCAACAGTATCATTTGCATTTGCCATTGAAGGACCCATTAAGATGTAATCTACATCAACTGTTTCCTTATCTCCTATAAGATCATATCCTCCGAGAATATCGGAACGAGCAACTGTATATCCGTCAACACCACCTTGTAGTGTGTACTTAACAGTAGGACCGTCTGTTGTACCAATGATCTCACGACCAAGGTTTGTTTCTTTATCTTTAATAGGTGAAGTATATTTGATAAGATCAAATGAGCGAGATACACCTGTTAAACCAAAACTACCATTAGCAGCACTGTCAACATCCATAACTGATGATCCTTCGTGAGATCCCCAGTAAACAAATGCAGAGTTTGATTTAATTACGTCTGAATAGTAAAGTGTTTCGCCTTGTACACCCTTAGCGTCTGATGCTTTAGATACAAACAAGAATTTCTCAAGGACTGATCCAGGAGTTCCTGTTAGTTTTCCGTCTCCATCAAGGATAAGAATGTGCATTTGGTCATTATCACCACCACGATCTTGTACCCAAGGAGAAGTTGTAGGACGTGGTGCAATATTGATCCACTTCTGTTCTCCACCGTAGTAACGCTCTTCGTAGTCTGAACGTACACTTAGGATTTGAATTGTTGTTGAGTTGTCATCTTCTATAGTGTAGTTTGCTGCAAAGTCAGATGCTGATGCTGCGTTAACAACACGTAACTGACGTTCAACACTTGCTACGACTGCTTTATCTCCAGTTCTAGAACCACCAGATGCAGCATCCCATAGAGCAACAACATCACCGATCTCAAGAACAGTAGATGACTGGGCGTAGTCTACGCTAAGTTCAATCTTTCTTGATACAGGATCGTATGCTACAACTTGACCAAGAACGTCAATAGATGATGGAGATGAAGCATTAGTTTCTGCTCTCCAGTATTCATTCTTATTGAAGTCACCGTTGATTGTAGTAGCATCAAATGTTACCACCATTGTGTATGAGAAAATCTTACCAGAAGAGTTGCCCAAAGGATAGGTTACATTTGTACTGTTTGAAATCTTAGTTCTGAAATCCCATTCAGCAGATGTTGGTTGTGCAAGTGATAAGATTTGGTCTGGACCTGCATCAGTCATTACTACTCTTAATGAGTTACCATAGATTCCAGGGAATCTTGAACCCCATTTCCAAGCATTAGATGCTGTCTCTACACTTGTTTCATACTGCTCAAGGTTCTTGATAAGAGGTGCAGTAACACCAGTAGATGTTTCTTCGTTAATAGTTGTCTTGCTAACTGTAACTGTTAAGCGACTAACAGCAACTCCATCTGTATGAGATGAAGCAGTTGTGCTTAGTTCTCCACGTGTTACGGTTAAGTCGTTTCCAACGATTGCACTGACACGTACGATTTCATCTTCTATCTTGATGTAATCGTTTAACTGTACACCAAGTGTACCTGCATCAGCAACTGTAACTGTTGTATCAGATGAACTAAGTGTTCCACCCTCATTTAAAGTTGTTGCTGTTCCTGCTGCCTCTATCAATGTAATAGAAGATCCCGCAGCGTGTGAAGTTGCAGCAGATGCTAACTGTCCACGTAGAACTGTTAGGTCTGTACTGTTAACAGCAGTGACTTGTAGTATTTCAGCGTCGATTAGTAAGTAATCGTTTTGTGAAATGTCTGTTGAAGATGTAACTGTAAGAGTTGTATCCGCAGCAGAGAAAGTAGTCAGCGTTGTTTGTGCTGTGTCAATCGCGTTTTTAAGTGCACTTGCTTCTGCTCTTATGACTTTTAATGTACCGCCATAGAGTAAGAACTGTGCTGCACTGTACCAGTATTCGTAGTTATAATCATTAGGTCTTCCAAATGTAGAAAGTAATTCTTTCTCACTTGTAATATCAACTATCTTGTTGACAGGACCCTTTTCAAAGGAACCGACTATCACTGCCACATTATCTAGAGTTGCATTTGCAACTGTTGTCAGATCCTTTTCAAGTACGACAACCCCTGGTGAAAGTTGGGTGGATGCCATTGTTTAATTCTCCTTGAAAAATGCTTCCAATTTTACTAGAATTATTTATTAATACCGATCTTTCTGATGGGGAAACAAAACGTGAACTATCTACCAGTCAGGATAGTGAGATAATTTAATAGTTTTTTTATTCCTTCTACCTACCTGTACACGTTTTTTTGTACATTCTTTACATTCATATGCGTATGCAGATGGAAAGTTACCTCTGTCCTTTCTAGTTTTATAAAAGTCTGCTATTAAATTCTTAGTTACTAAACATTTTCTACATCGCCTATCTACAAATAACAGGTGCTCTAATTCTAATTCATCTTCGAGGTTCATCCTAGTGAATTCCTATACTCCCACATAAAGGATGTTTCACCATAAGGATCAGCATTCCATACATTACCGTCATCATCCACATATGTTGTATCGTCCATACCATTATCAACAAACCCAAACGGAGCCATATCTGCTTCTATTGCTTCTCTTTGTTCTTCAAACATCTGAACACGTACATCATTATCGTGTAGTTCTTTGAAATATGGTTGCACTGCTAACCAAGCAAACATAACAAGACACATAGCAAGGTCATCGTTACATCCTTCTTCTGCTTGCCAAGATGAACCTTTCTGAATAAAAGTAGTTAGTTCTGATATAATATCATAATCACATAAGAGCATCTTATCATCTTCTATTAATTGTTTTAAGTTAGAACATCCAACCTTCTTAACAGCAGTAGACATCTTAACACCTAGTTGAACTTTACCACCAGAGAATCCCTGTCCTATTACCTGTCCTGCTCTACCACGCATAGCAGACATCAATACATTATCATACTCAAGATCATACTGAAGTATGTCTGCAACCTGTGCTCCTACATCATTTACTTCTACTAAAACATATGCGTGGTTGTATGCGTTTGCTGTTTGAGATATAATATCTGGAAACAAAAGGGGTTTAACTGTATTATTTCTATACTTAGCAACTAATTTATACGGAACTTCGGTAGTATCAAATAGACAGAACGCAGAATAATCTCCATCAACTCCGCGTGCTACGTCAACAGTCATTGTATATGAGTGACCTTTAATTGGATCTTCGTAAATATCTAGTCCCTTACTAGCGTGTAAGGCATCCTCATAAACCATCAATCTTAATTTACTTGCGGAAATTAGTGTATCCACAGATCCTAGAAACTCACATTCAAACTCAACTCTGAACTGTGCTTCCGATGTGTTTGCTATAGTTTGCTCTTTCCACTTTGCATCTCTACCTGGAACTTGTGACCAGTGCACTTCTGTATTAATATATTCGTTCTTATTTCTTTCAGCATCGTGCCATATCTTATAATACATATTCATCCCGTGAGGGGTAGATATGATAATAACTTTGGTATTTTTACCAGATGAGATAGTAGGATAAACAGAAGCAAAGAACTGTTCAGCAATATTATTCGGAACGAACGCAAACTCATCAAGGAAGATAATATTAAAGGACATCCCACGAACAGCAGAAGCAGAAGTAGATGAAGCAAGGAGACGAGATCCGTTCTCCAATTCGACTGACCCCTTGTTCCAACCAATAATACCTTGCTGCATCCATTTAGGAAGGTTCTCATAACTGAGCTGTAAACGTCCCAACATCTCTCTAGCAGTCGGGGCTTTGTTTGCGAGGATTGCGACATTGACGTTAGGAGTAAAAATTACATACCATAAAAGATAGGAAGTAACAACAGTGGACTTACCAGACTGACGAGGTAACTTTGCAATATTAAATCTATTCTCGTGGAAACTCGTAACCATTTCCTCTTGGAAATCGTACATATCAAAAGGTATGACACCCTCATCCAAAGACACAATCTTAATATACTTTCTAATAAAGTAGATAGGATCTTGGCTGCACTTGATAAACTCCTTCACCTGTTTAGGTGTGAAGTTTGTCATTACATTTGCTTTCTTTAGATTCGGGTTACCGAGGTATATCTGGTTATCAGCCATTTATTTCGTGCGTACCGTCTGGTCTTACAATATCATATGTACCTAGAGCAGCACGGATATCTTTTAGTTCTTGGAAGTTCTTTTTCTTTGTACCTCCATCGTAAGCCCAAGCATACCCTTCGGTGATCATCTGTTCGTTCAACGATACATCGCTTTCGCCAACATATAACCAGCCAAGAAGCCTACCGTACTTACCCACACCACCCTTAAGTTCAGTTCGTATAGTGAGTTCGTCATCTCCATTTATTGTATCCTCCAATGTACCTTTCATCCAGTTAGTTGCATCGATACCTAACTCCTTCTCTTCTAAATCTCTAGTCCTTTTCTCAGGAGTGTCAATACCAGCTATGCGAACCCTTTCTTTTTTATAAAGATCAAATCCTAGATCAATTGTTACGTCAATGGTATCACCATCAACTACTTTGTTTATCTCTGTCACTCGGAAGTTGTAACAACTCTTCCGACTCGGTGGAACCATTGCTCCCATCGTTCATCTCCGCATAAGCCATACGAAGTATATAGTAGATATACCAAGACACAATTACCAATAATATCGCAACCATCCAAATTACACCCCAGACAATCATAGCACTAGGTATTTGTTAGTAGGTATTTATTATACTACACATAAATCCATAGTTGTGTTGATTTCCATATAAATAAATCAGTTGCAACGAGGGAATTATGTCCCCAAACCTTTTGGTAATGTTGTCCACAGTACGGAGTATTAAATGAAGAATTTTCCACGCAATCAAATGGCAGACTGGAACCACATAGTAGAGACCGACTTAAGTTTCGAAGATAATATGAACGATTATTTCCAATGCCTAATCGAATGCGAGGACAACCAACCGACCTGTAAACGTATATGCAGAGAAGTACTGCTCTAAACCAATGAAATAAAACCAATAAAAAAGACCCTTTAATCGGGGTCTTTTTTAGTTTCATCATTTCCTAAAGTTTTGAAACTTAATTGCTGTCGTAGAAAGGTTACTTCTGTAAGCAACTTCTCTTTTTCGATAACAAGTTTACTGATCTCTTCTTGGTAGATTTGAATCATATCTTGTAGTTTGTAGTTTTCTTCATAAAGTTCATAGAGAGACTTAATGTGTTGATAACGACGATCTTGTTCCACTGAGGTATTTAGTGTCGGGAGACGGTGAGGGAATATATGGGTAATATCTACCCTTTGGTTTTGGTGCTTCGTATTCCAAGATCGTGATAGTAGTATCAAGGATTCTATTTACAGACTTGGACATCTGACGATAACCACTTCCAACATACCATTGTCCAGAGACAACTGC